ACGAGCACTGCAGCTTATAATACAAGCACTTCTGTCCTTGAAGGGTATGCGTATGTCTTTACACTGGATAATGTAAGTGCATCGCAGGATAATATCTATACTTATTCCTCTGGTTCTCGCAAGAGTGGAAACAGTTCCACCGCCCGCGGCACCAACACATACGAAACACTTCTGAATGCAGGATATGATCGTTTCACGGCACCTTTCTGGGGTGGTTTTGACGGATTCGACATTACGAAACCCGATCCTCTCTATAATAAAGGTATTACAGACATCAGCAGCCCTACAGAAGATAATTCTTATGCTTATCACACATTCAAGCGCGCAATTGACACTGTAGCTGACCCAGAATACATCAACATGAATCTCCTTTCTGTCCCTGGACTGACTGTAGATGCGTTGACCAGTCACGCAATCAGTGTTTGCGAAGAGCGCGCGGATTCCTTGGCTGTTGTGGACTTGGCTAGTGTTTATTTGCCAAACCACGAACAGTACGAATCTGATCCCTCCAGTCGAATCGGAACAACTCCATCGCAGGCCGCAAATAGTCTGCGCGCTCGGCGGATCGACTCCAGTTACGGCTGTACCTTCTATCCTTGGGTCCAGACCCGTGATGAAGCTACCGGACAACTTGTGTGGGTTCCACCATCTGTTGCAATGATGGGTGTTTTGGCGAGTTCTGAAAAAGCCTCACATCTTTGGTATGCTCCTGCTGGCTTCAACCGCGGCGGTCTCACTGATGGTGCTGCCGGCATCCCAATTACAAATGTGACTGAACGATTGGTTTCAAAGGATCGCGATCTTCTATATGAAGCAGCAATCAACCCAATCGCTTCTTTCCCATCCACAGGCATTGTGGTCTTTGGGCAGAAAACGCTACAAGAGCGTCAATCTGCGCTTGATCGCATCAATGTTCGCCGATTGGTTATCTACTTGAAGAAGCAGATCTCCGTCCTATCCACCCAGGTGTTATTTGATCAAAACGTCCAATCTACTTGGAACCGTTTCAAGTCACTTATCGAGCCTTTCTTGGCAAATGTCAAGGTTCAGTATGGTATTACTGATTATAAGTTGATTCTAGATGAGTCAACTACAACCCCTGATCTCATTGATCAGAACATCATGTATGCTAAGATCATGATTAAGCCTGCTCGGGCCATCGAGTACATCGCGATTGATTTCGTGATCGCATCTACGGGTGCATCTTTTGAAGACTAAAAAAGATAGTAAGACTATTTACATTTATAAGGAGTAACACAGTATGGCATTCTGGTCTGAAAATTTCGCTGAAGGGGCCCTATTAGAGCCGAAAAGAGCATTTAGATTTAAGGTTGAATTTACGGGCCTTGAATCGGGGAAAAATGGGGGCACGTCTATTGCGTGGTATGCCAAAACAGTAACAAAGCCGTCTTTTAGTATTACGACAGCAGAGCACAAATACCTTAACCATACTTTTTACTACCCCGGATCTGTCCAATGGCAAGATGTCACAGTTACTTTAGTTGATCCTACTAATCCCGACATGGCGGGTACTTTAGCCTCTATCATTGAAGCCGCGGGGTACGCACCACCAGCAAATGCTAATGATCTTACTTCTATGTCTAAAGCCGGCGCCGCAAATTCGTTAGGTGCAGTTATTGTGACTCAAGTAGATGCTGACGGAAATGAGTTGGAAAAATGGACCCTGTGGAACGCTTTTATCACAGAGCTTAAATTTGGCGACCTGACTTATGGTGAAGATGCTTTGACCGAATTGAGTATGACACTCAAGTATGATTGGGCGCGCCTACAGGTTACCGGAGATGGATCTATCGCCACAGCCGCCAGTGGTGACAAAGAAATGTTTAATGTTTAATAACCAAAAGAGAGGTGTTATTTGTCGAGAAATCAAGATAGGCTAGGAGGGGTTTCAACCCCAGAAGATCCCTCGCCTCCTGCGCAGCTAACTGCGACACAAACCGAGTCTTTCTCGTTTGTTGTTCCTACAGAATTTGTGGAACTTCCATCGAGAGGCCTGTTTTATCCCGAAGATCATCCCCTGCACAACCAGGAGACTATCGAGATCAAACATATGACCGCAAAAGAAGAAGATATGCTTACTTCGCGCGCCCTACTAAAGAAAGGTATCGCATTGGAGCGAGTATTGGCTAGTATTATTGTAGATAAAAGAATCCATCCCAACACATTGTTGGTGGGAGATCGAAACGCGCTTTTGATCGCAACACGCATTTCGGGCTACGGGAGTGAATATTCAACTCAAGTAACGTGCCCTCAGTGTAGTACTGCAAGTACACATACGTTTTATCTGCACGAATTAGAACACAAATCACAGGATATCAATTTGAGCGCTTTTGATGTTCAATTTAATGCTGAAGATAGAACGTATACCACCCTTTTGCCGACTTTGGGCGCCCGAGTGACGGTGCGCTTGTTGCGCGGCTCTGATGAGAAAAATTTCCTCACTCAAGTGGATACTGCACGACGAAAAAACAGACAAGAAAACACAATTACGACTCAGTTGCGTCAAATTATAACAGCCGTGAACGGAGATGACTCACCAGAGACCATCAACATGCTAATTGACAATCTGCCATCGATGGATTCCCGTCATATTCGCTTGGTTTATAAAATGTGCATGCCGGATATTGATATGAAACAGCATTTTGCATGCACTGAATGTGATTACGAACAAGAGATGGAGGTGCCGCTCTCAGCGGACTTTTTTTGGCCTGACCGGTGATTATATGCAGAACGTCTATGAACAGTTCTTCTTTTTAAAATATTCTGGTGGCTGGTCGTTCTCCGAAGCTTATAATTTGCCAGTCGGCTTAAGGAAATGGTTTGTGGATCGTCTGTTACGCCAATTGGAGGCCGAAAAAGAAGCTATTGACAAAGCCTCTCAAGGAGGGGGCTCCAAAACCCAAACTCTCACTCCCTACAACAATCCCATGGGCCCTCCTAAGAAATAAGACAAAGCATGCGCTTTGTCTTTTTTTTGCTTTAACTATTTACTATATAATCTACCGAAGAGGGCTTTTTCGTGGCTGATAAATTTGACGATTTACCTGAAGAAGAAAAAAAGAAAGCGAAACGACGATGGCGAGAAGCTGAAGAAGCTGAAGCTGAAGACGCTGACGTTGATATAGCCAATTTAGAAGAAAAAAATAAGAAGTACCTAGCTCAATTAAACATTCTTGAACAACTCCGCGACTATGACGACGCCCGCCACCAGATAGCAAGTCTCGAAGTCAAGGTGCTCAAGAATCAGATGGAGATAATCAAAGAAGATCTTCGCCTAAAGCTTGAACGCAAAGAACTCAGCCAAGCAGAGGTAGAGGCCGCACGAGAGGAGCTTCACGCGCGCCAAGCTGCTATCGTAGCGTCAGAAAAAACTTTAGAAATTGTCCGCGAGATTAATGAAGAAGCTACGGAACAAGCGGTCCTTAGTAAAAAGTCTTATGATCTGGCCCTTAAAATTGGCGTAGCTTGGAACGAGAACCTCTCCACTTCTATGGCGATTAGCAGTTCTTTTAAGTTTGCTATGGGGCTGGGCGACAAGATGTGGAGTCGTTTTACAGGCGGCGTACAAGACCTGATTTTTTCGGTAGATAAAGCAACAAAGGCATTCCAGAGACAGTTTCAGTTTAACGAAGCATATAATCGGCTTTTGGTCGACCAAACCCGGAACATGAATGAATATGGCGTGTCCATTGAAGATGTTACTGCTGCTCACACGTCTTTAATTAAATTGACTACGGACTTTACCATGATGTCTGTCGATCAACAGAAGGTTTTGTCTAAAACCGCAGCCTTGGCTCAGGAACAAGGAGTTGCATTTGATGATTTGGGTCGAGGATTTCAAGCTTCTATGAAATTTTTTGGGGAAACCGCTTCTGGTGCTTCCCGCGTTTCTAGAGAGCTTCTATCTACCGCCAAGGCTTTGGGGCTAGCCCCAGCGGAACTTTCGGCCAAGTACGCAACCATGGCCGGCAATTTTGCTAAAATGGGCAACGATGGAGTTGCGGCTTTTAAAGATATTGCTCGAATCTCTAAGCTTACAGGATTTGAAATGGAAAAAATCCTCGCGCTGACAGACAAATTTGATACCTTTGAAGGCGCCGCAGAAATGACAGGAAAGCTTAATGCAGCCCTTGGCGGCAATTTTGTAAATGCGATGGATATGATGATGGCCACCAATCCGGCTGAACGCTTTGAAATGATCAGAGAATCCTTAGATGCTGCAGGTCTGTCGTTTGATGATATGTCATATTATCAACGGAAGTACTACGCCGAAACTCTAGGTCTTAAAGATGCCGGCGAATTAGCTTTATTAATGTCGGGACGGATGGACGGCCTTTCGGGCTCCGTTAACAAAAGCGCTGAAGATTATATAGAGATGCAAAAAGCGGCCCAAGCATCCATGAATGTTCAAGAGGCTTTTCAAGCAATCATTCAAGATAATGCAGATAGTTTGCTGGGTCTCGCTGAAACTTTGAATAAGGTAACTAAATTTGTATTAGAAAACGGCTGGGTTGTTAAAACTTTACTTGGATTGTATGCGGGATTAAAAACCGCCACATTTATCAACACTATTTTGCAAGGTCGCTTCATAGCCCAGCAGGCGGCAATGCAAACAGCGTTGCTCGCGGAGACAGCCGCTATGCAAGCCAATGTGTTGCAAAAAGAAGTCTCCACTACCGCCAATATAGCTCTCGACCGCTCCAACAAGTTAGTTGCAACAAGTGGTTGGAAGGCAATGCGCCCACTCTTGTTTATTGGTTTGGCATTCGCGGGAATTGCTGCAGCACTGATGATCATGTCCCCCTCCAAGCTCGTAGTTGCGATGTTTGGTTTCGGTAAATCTCTCAGCTTTGTCTCTAAGGTCGGGAGCGCTGCTCGCGCCGGACTCACTGCATTGGCTCAAGGGCTTATAGCGGTCGCCGGCCCCCTCTTCGCAGTTGCAGCAGGAGTGACGTTGATATTGGGAGGTGTTGCCGCCGCGGCAGCCGGAATTGGCTATATGGCCGAAAGTTTTGCAAAACTATTTAAGTCTATCAACGTCGACTCACTGGGAGGTGTGGCAGGATTGATGACATCTATTGCCATAGGTGCTCCCTTTATGATCCTTGCTGGTATAGGCTTAGCAGCGATGGCTGCTGGTTTTATGGCGCTTGGTTTAGGTTTATTGTTCGTTTCAACAAGAGACTTGGAGGCCATTGCCACATTCACCGAATCTATTGCAGCTATAGAGGTAGGCGGCATCAATAACGTCACCAAAGCCATCGAAGGCGTGGCAGACGCAATGAATTCTGTTCCGGCATTTAAAGCCATGGCCCTAAGTATGACAATGAACGCTACCGCCGTAGCTACCAACGCGGCACGCAATCTTATCGCAGCAGGAGGTGGTCAGGTAGCCGTCGCAACAGGCGCCGGAGGGGGCGGAGGCGCTACTACCGTATCTGGAGAAATAGAGGTGAAATTTAATCACGATATGTTCAAGAGCGAAGTAATTAAGATAACGGAAACTCGCCGCGGCGAAGAAGCCACTGCGGCCGCCCAGGGCCGCGCAGCGCCTCTTTTCGGTGGCTCTGTACCCTCACGATAATTTAGGAGAGAATACTTTTAATGAGCGATAGCAATGACAACAATCTTCAGGAAAAATGGTATGTGGGAAAATTTGAAGAACTCCTTCGCGATGAAACCTATCAGGTCGCAGGCAAGACGATTGAACTTGGCGACGACGGCCAAATTACCTTAAAAAACGTTCCGTCAGCAACCCAAACCAAACAACAAACATATTATGTCGATGGAACTGATGCGTTGGCCAACCGCGGCCTTACTATAAATTTTGTACATGTGCCCACTCAAAAATATGTTACGTTTAAAGCTTTTCTAACGGCCTTTAACGAGACTTATAGTTCGGATTGGAGCAGTGAAGCTGTGTACGGCCGCGCGGATCCAATTCACATGTTCAAGCAAACTACTCGATCTATCTCGATGGGCTGGAAAATCGTAGCAGGCAGTGAAGGTGAGGCCTTTGAGAATTTAGGAAGATTGCAACAATTCCTACAAATGTTATACCCGACGTATAAAGAAGCAAACAAGGCACAAACAATTAATCAATCCCCACTAATTCGTATGCAGCTGTCTAATATGGTCCGAAAAGCCAACGCTATGGGAGGTTATACCGAAGGTCTAAAGAAGACTGCTTCTCCAGCCAACAAAGAATCTGGTCTTTTGGGAATAATTAAAAATGTAAGTATTTCTCACAATCTGGAGAGCCCGGATGCGGGCGCCTTTGAAATGGGTACGCCATCCCAAGGCACCGACGAGGCCGGCAATCCCAACCCAGCCACACTAACCAACAATATACTTCCCAAAGTAATAGAAATTCAGATGGATTTTTCGGTTATTCATGAACAAATGCTAGGGTGGGCCAAAACCGGTACCGGCAATTCCTCGACCTGGACATTCGGCGGTTCCATTACCGAGCCATGGAATAGAAATTTTCCCTATTATGTAAACGTACCTTCCGACGAAAAATATATCCCAACAGCAGCGGACATTGCTGCGCAACAGGCAACTTGGTCTAATGCGATGTCTGACTTGCGAAAGGAAGTTGTATCCACTGCCGCTCAACAAAACGCAATTGCCGAATACAACAGAACGCTTTCGGAGTTGAGTGCTCAGGGTGATACTACAATGGCGGATGAGGTTCGAGTTTTGCAAGCCACCGGCGAGAAGGCAAATCAAGTAATTTATGAAATGTTGGGACAAAACCGTTACATTCCTGACGACACCGATGGAGACTAGAAAATACCATGCCAAGATATAAATTTGCACCAATTATTCGAAATGATATCGATTTTTACGAATTCCTGCGTGAAGGTCGACAAGTCAAAACGGGAATTGTTCAATATAGCACAATCGTGATGACAAATCCCACCGTTACAGAGCGACAACAATTACAAACCACAAAACACATTTGGGTTTTCGGAGACAGATTTTACAAACTGGCAGCGCAATATTACGGTGCCCCTGAATATTGGTGGGTTATCGCGTGGTATAATGGATACCCTACAGAAGTTACAGTCAAAAAGGGCGATATGCTGTTTATACCCCTGGACCTCAATGAAGTTTTAGATATTTTAGGAGTCAATTGAGATGAGTGATGAAACTACTCAACAGGGGCGTATAGAAGCAATACTGGAAGGCTCCGAAGGGGACGCCGGCTGGACCGACGATACTGTCGACGTAGCGCAAGACTGGTATAACGACGAGTTCGAAGACGGCGACGGTCGAACGTACTCGGTCGTCGTTGGCCAAGGCCGCGGCGCGCGCCAAGTGTCTCGCACCCTGACAAAAGATCAGCAGTACCAACAGATCATTCGAGAGGCCGATTTAGAAAGGAACGCAATCAACCTTCGTGCTGAGATCTTTTACGGCAAAAACATAGAAGATTTAACGGACTTGGAAAAAAACGCGCTCCTCCACGAAGCGCGCCTTTCGTCATGGTCCCAGGTTGAGGCAATTGCGGAGGCTGGAGCCCCAGCCATTGAAAATTACGCCTCTACTGCGGCAGAGTTGGAAGACTGTCTTGAAGAGGTCGGCGCGCTCGTGAGCGACCAAAAGGCGAAACTTGCCCAACTTAGGACTGCGATGAATGAACTCTTAGGTACCGACTTCTGGACCAG